GTCGCGCCGGACGCGCCGTTTCGCAGCCAGCACCAGGTTCTCGATCTTCGGGAGGCGCGCGCGCCAGATGGCGCGCTTCGGGTGGTGCGTGTCAATAATGCGGAAAGCCCGCTGGGGTGGCTGTTCAGCCATAAGGACCGCACCGGTAAACCCTTGATAAACGAGCATCAATTTGCAGCGGGCGAGCGGCTGCGGCGCGATTTCACGTTGGCCAATTTATCGCCGCACGTGACGGCAATGTGGGGCATGCCAATCAATCACGCAGGGCGCAGCGGGGGCAGCGATTCGGCCAGCATGACCGACACCATGATCGCCGCCAAGGACCGCCTATGGGCAGCGCTAGATGCGGTTGGGCCTGATCTGGGGGCCGTGTTGTTGCAGGTGTGCTGTCATCTGAATGGACTGGCCGAGGCCGAACGGCAATTGGGGTGGCCGGCGCGTTCTGGCAAAGTGGTGCTGGGCATCGCGCTGGACCGGCTGGCGGTGCATTATGGGATTAACCTGGCGACGGAGACGCCAAAAAACCAGCTCCGGCCGGGGCATCCGGGCGTTGCACACAAAGGCAATAAAACTAATTTACATAATACGCAAAATAACTCTTGCTAATCGTAACGATATAAGTTATAACTCTTTCCATGGTCGAAATTGCGTCCGGGGGGTCACGGCCTTCGGGGTAGGCGGAAAATGATCAGCAATCAAAAAAGCGCCCGCGAGAGTGAGGCGCTTTTTTTGCGGGTGAGAAGCCGCACCAGTCCTTTGCATGGGGCGCTGGATTGCCACGGCGTGTCGCGCCGCGCAATTACACAGCAACCTGATCCAGCAAAAATATACGCGCCATATAATCAGTAGAAGGATAAATAATGACCAACCAGCAGAGTGCTTGGGACGCGGTGGCGCGCGAATATCATGCGAGCGATATGCCGGTGGTGGAGATCGCGCGAAAATATGGGATGGCGGTGATCACAATTTATGCGAAGGCGAAGCGCGATAAATGGGCGCGGCCGGGTAAGCCGCTTGTGGTGCAAAAAATTGAACAACCTGTTGCGGCGGATGAAGTCAAGGCGCCTGTGCGGCGCGCGGGCAAAACACGGGTGAAGCCGCAGGAAAATATCAATGCCAGCCGCGCGCTGGGGCGCATGATGGGGATTGTCAACCGGCTGGCGGATGAACTGGAACAGCATCTGGATTTTCCCGATAAGCCAGGCATGAGCGCCACGGAGAAAAAAAGCGCGGCGGATATTCTGACATCGCTGGCGCGGGCACTGGAAAAATTGACGGTGCTGGAGCGCGAAGCGGGCAATCATTCAGCCGCAGGCGGCACAGCGGATTTCATGGCGGCGGAAAATATGACGGGGACAGAAGATGGCTGGGATGAAGTACAACGCCGCCTGGCTCGTCTCGCTGCCGCAAAATCAGAGGGATGATATTCTTGCCAACCTGTCAGGCGACATGCGCAGGCAGATCAAGTGGCTGTGGCCATTCTGGGCGCGCGATGATCAAATGCCACCAGAAAGTAAATGGGTAAGCTGGCTGTTACTGGGCGGCCGGGGTGCGGGAAAAACCCGTGCCGGGGCGGAATGGGTGCGCGCCTGTGTGGTTGGCAAAACGCCGCTGGGGCGCGGGCAGCGGATGCGTATTGCGCTGATCGGTGAAACCATCGGCGCGGCGCGCGACGTGATGGTGGAAGGCGAAAGCGGCATTCTGGCGATTTCGCCGCCCTGGGAGCGACCAAAATATGAGGCGTCGAAACGCCGTCTGATCTGGCCCAATGGGGCGCAGGCGCAATTATTTTCAGCCGAGGACCCGGATGGGTTGCGTGGCCCGCAATTTGACGGAGCGTGGTCGGATGAATTGACCAAATGGCGGCATGGGCGTGAAACCTGGGACATGCTGCAATTCGGATTACGGTTGGGAACCGATCCGCGTCAGGTAATTACCACAACACCGCGTCCGATGAGGTTGCTGCGCGATTTGCTGGGGGATGCAAATACGGTGGTGTCGCGCGCCACCAGTTACGCTAACGCCGCTAATCTGGCGCCACAATTTTTTGAACGCATCACGGCGCAGTATGAAGGCACACGGCTGGGACGTCAGGAATTACTGGCGGAACTGCTGGAGGACAATCCCGATGCGCTGTGGAGCCGGGGACAGATAGACAAAAGCCGGGTTAATGTAGCGCCGGATTTGACGCGCATCGTGGTGGCGGTTGATCCGCCCGCGACCAGTACCGTGAACAGCGATACGTGCGGAATTATTGTAGTGGGGCTGGGTGTGGATGAGCATGGATATGTTCTGGCAGACTATTCTGTGCAAGGAGTATCTCCACATATATGGGCCAGCCGCGCGGTTGCGGCCTATCATGATTTTCAGGCGGATCGACTGGTAGCGGAAGTCAATCAAGGCGGCGACATGGTGGAAGCGGTGATCCGACAGGTGGATGCGAACGCGCCGGTGCGATCTGTGCGCGCCAGCCGGGGCAAGGCCGCACGCGCCGAGCCGGTATCGGCGCTATATGAGCAGGGCCGGGTGCATCATGTGGGTGCATTGCCGGCACTGGAAGATGAAATGGCGGAATTTACCCGGGGCTTTAACCGCGCAAGTGCGGGATGGAGCCCGGACCGGGTGGATGCATTGGTCTGGGCACTGACGGATTTGATGCTGACCGGTGAAGCGGGTGAGCCGCGTTTGCTGCGGCTATAGATAAACCGAAAGGAGCGAGCGTGAAGGACACATTCAGCATTTTGCGGCGGCTAGGGTTTCGTTCCGACGTGGCGGTCAAGCAGAGCGTAGCGGGTTCGATGATTGCCATTCATGGGCATGGCGCACCGGCTTGGACGCCAAGGCACTATGGCGATCTGGCGCATGAGGGTTTTGCGCGCAATGCGATTGCCTATCGCTGTGTACGGATGATCAGTGAAACGGCCGCTGCTGTGCCGTGGGTTTTATATGAAAACACTGGTTCGCGGGAGCGTGAACTGGATGCACATCCTTTGTTGGATATATTGGCGCGGCCCAACCCGTTGCAAAGCGGAGCGGAATTAAAGGAGGCCTGGTTTGGATTTTTGCAGATTGCCGGCAATGCCTATCTTGAGGCGGCCGATCTGCGCGGGGCGGTGCGTGAATTATATGTGCTGCGACCGGACCGGATGAAAGTAATACCCGGCGCGCGGGGATGGCCTGCGGCCTATGAATATTCAGCGGGCGGCAAGTCTGTGCGATTTGAAATGGATGCGGCGCGCGGGCGCATGCCGATATTGCATATGAAGCTGTTTCATCCGTCTAATGATCATTATGGATTTTCACCGATTGAGGCGGCAGCACTTGGCATTGATCTGCATAATGCGGCGTCGGGATGGAACAAGGCGTTGCTGGATAACGGGGCGCGGCCTTCGGGCGCGCTGATTTATCATGGGTCAGAGGGTAATCCCAATTTGAGCCAGGATCAGGTGGCGCGGCTGAAACAGGAATTGTCGGATAATTATCAGGGGCCAGCCAATGCGGGGCGGCCATTGCTGCTGGAAGGCGGGCTGGACTGGAAGGAAATGTCGTTTAATCCAAAGGACATGGATTTCATTCAGTCCAAACATGTGGCAGCGCGAGAAATTGCGCTGGCGTTCGGGGTGCCGCCGATGTTGCTGGGGATTCAGGGCGATAATACCTATTCGAATTACCGGGAGGCCAATCTGGCGTTTCACCGGCAAACGATTTTGCCGCTGGTGGGCAAGGCGTGCGCCGCGCTGAACCAGTGGCTGGGGCCGCGCTTTGGGGCGGGGCTGCGGCTTTGGTATGACGCCGATCAGGTGGAGGCGCTGGCGGCGGATCGCGACAGTTTGTGGGAGCGGGTGCGCGCGTCGGATTTCCTGACCATCAATGAAAAACGGGCGGCAACGGGATATGCGCCGGTGGCGGATGGGGACCGGTTTTCCGATATTAAGAACAAAACATAAACATAGCAGCTTTCGTCAGAAGGCGACAGCTTGGCAAGTGAGGGCGATATGAGCGCGATTGAGGGCATGGGAAAGTCCGGCTGGGGTATTGATCGCCGGGTGCCGGTGATGCTGTTTGTGTTGCTGGGCGTGCAGATCGGCACGGCGCTGATCTGGGCAGGCGGTATGAGTGAGCGGGTGTCGCGGCTGGAGGGCGTGTCGGCGGTGCAGGCCGATATGGCCGAACGCCTGGTGCGCCAGGAAGAAAAACTGCGCCATGTGATGGAGGCGCTGGCAAGGATTGAGGCGCGGATGGAGCGGATGTAGGGGGGGTAGGTGTGGGGGCACCCCATGAAAAAGGCAGAAGTGTTTGCGCAGAGTCTCGAATAGTGCCACGATTTACTATTTTCAACACTATCAGGGCTTGATTTAACAAGATTACCCCGCATTTAATAGCGGTAAAGGCACCGCGCGTCTTATTAAGGTGTATCCGTCCCGGATTGCGTTAATAACCTATTAATACTCAGGTGGTATTTTTGCCACTTGACGTTGGGCCTCACATTATAGGATTCTATCGTCCGGAAGCGACCCGCTGGAGTGGCAGGGGTTTTCCTTTTAGTTCTTTTTTAGTCTCCCCGGATTTGCTTGCCGTAAAAGTGTGACAATACAAGGGGAGAGGGATGGAGTAGCAGCGCTAATGCTGTGGAGACGCCGAAAGATAGAACTCGGCGTGTTTTTTTTAGCAGAGGAGAATGGTGTTATGAAGGAGACAGCAAGGGAAGCGTTGCTGACCCGCTTTCATAAAATGAAGGAGGAGGGGCTTCGCGATATGAAGTTTTTCCTCGGGAAGGTGTCAGAATCTACGGTGGAAGAAGTCTGTGGTGAGGTTAACCGGCTTTATGATGAAGTTGCGAAGGGGAATGTAAAGGTTGTAGAATCATGGGGTGATTCGCAGCGCCCCCGCTAAGCAGTCTGTTCGATAGACGGAGCTATTTACCCTGGGAGTGATATACCCGGGGTTTTTTTTGTGAGAAAAGAATGAAGACGGTCTCAGAACATTTTGCAGCGATGTTTTTGGAAGTTAAAAAAGTCCGAGAAACTTTGGCTATGTATTGTTTGGCCCCGGATAAGGTTCCAGTATCGCTGGATGATATCAACGAAGCGATATTTCAACTCTATGAAGTAAAAATTAAGACTTCATTGGTTCCGATTAAATCAGAGTTAATCCGTGGTATGGTAGAAATATACCATAGGAATGCTACAATATATATTGACTCAGCACTGAATAAGGCTTGGACACGCTACGTGAGTGTCAAAGAAACCTGCCAAATTATGATTGTTAATGCGGAAAATGTTACTGAAGATCCTGGGGATATTATTGAGTATTTCGTTCACCGAATGACGCTTCCTGCGGCTGTGGAAAAATCCGCAGCCATCATCTCGGAGGAGGTCGCGATGATAGGAGCAATCGAGTTGCTTTTCCCATTTGAGCTTCGTCAGGCCGCCAAAGATAGAATTATCAATGGTACCGACACAATATTTACCACAGCAGAATGGCTCGAAATTCCTGAATTTCTCGTTGAGTTTGCTTTAAGTGATGAATACTTCGCCCTTTCAAATGGGATGTGGAATCCAAAATAGATAATCGAGGATTAATGATTCACGCTAATTACAGTCGGTGATTAATTAACTTCGGGGTTTTCCATGCATTTATCCATCACGCCGGAAGCGGCGGCATTTCGCGCGGAAGTGCGGGCGTTTATCGCACAGAGCCTGCCGCCAGAGATGGTGGAGCATAGTGGCAATGTGTTTTCTTCCAATAAGGCGCATATAAAATACTGGCAGCGGGCGTTGTTTGAGAAGGGCTGGGCGGCGCCGGGGTGGCCGGTGGAATATGGCGGGGCGGGGTGGAGCGCTACGCAGAAATTTATTTTTGATGAGGAGATGCATATCGCCGGGGCGCCGCGCGCGCTGCCTTATGGGACATCGATGGTGGGGCCGGTGATTTATGCGTTTGGCTCGGATGCGCAGAAGCGGCGGCATTTGCCGGGAATATTATCGGGCGATGTGTGGAGGTGTCAGGGATATTCCGAACCGGGGGCGGGCTCGGACCTGGCGGCGGTCAAGATGGCGGCGGTGCGGGACGGGGATTTTTATGTGGTCAACGGGCAGAAGGCCTGGACGAGTTTTGCGCATATGTCGGACTGGATTTTTTGCCTGGTGCGCACGGGTGGCGGTTTGAAGCCGCAGGAAGGGATTTCGTTTTTGCTGCTGGATCTGAAAACGCCGGGGATTGAAGTGAGGCCGGTGATTTCGATTGATGGCGAACATCATTTGAATGAGACATTTTATACCGATGTGCGGGTTCCGGTGGAAAACCGCGTGGGGGAAGAGGGCATGGGCTGGACCTATGCGAAATTTCTGTTGCAGCATGAACGCACCGCAATTGCAGGGGTGACGGCGTCGCGCCTGGCGCTGGAGCGGTTGCGCGCGGTTGTGTCTGTGCCGCTGACGGGCGGGGTGGCGTTGATCGAGGATGCGGCGTTTGGGCGCAGGCTTTCGGAGATTGCGATCAAGCTGCGCGGGCTTGAATATACGGATCTGCGCGGGCTGTGTGATTTGGAGGCGGGGCGGCCGGTCGGAGCGGAAACATCGATGCTGAAAATTTATGGTAGTGAAGTGCAGCAGGGCTTGCAGGAGCTGGCGCTGGAGGCGGCGGGATATTATGGCGCGCAGTTTGGGGCGCAGGCGCGGGAATATTTATTCGGGCGGGCAGCGTCGCTGTATGGCGGGACCAATGAAATTCAGCGCGGGGTGATGGCCAAGGCGGTGCTGGGGTTGTGAGTACGATGTCTACGGAATTTAATTCAGGCAAGAGCGGCCCCCCACCCCGACCCTCCCCACGAGGGGGAGGGAGAAGAGAATTTATAGCGCGCCTTTCGGGGCGCTTTTTTTATGGCTGGAGAGAACATGCACGCGGAGGATCAATTGGAAATCAAGCTGGCGGCGGTGGATGTGCGGGCCATTGGTGAGGATGGGGTGATTGAAGGCTATGCCAGTGTTTTTGGCAATGCGGATTCAGGCGGCGATAGTGTTGCGCCGGGGGCGTTCAGAAAATCGCTTGGTGTACGCCCGGCGGATCAGGTGCGCATGTTGTGGCAGCATGATCCCAATGAACCGATCGGGGTATGGGAGCAGATTTCAGAAGATGCACGCGGGCTGTTGGTGCGCGGGCGGATTCTGGGGGATGTGGCGCGGGGACGTGAGGTGCTGTCGCTGTTGCGGGCGGGCGCCATTGACGGATTGTCGATCGGGTTTCGGACCGTGCGTGCACGGATGGATGAGCGTACAGGCATCCGCACACTGCTTGAAATTGATCTTTGGGAAATTTCGATAGTGACATTTCCCATGAATGCGGCGGCGCGGGTGGCGGGCGTTAAACAGCTTGTTACGCTGCGCGACTTTGAAACATTCCTGCGGGATGCAGGGGGGTTTAGCCGGAATGAAGCCAAGCGCATTGCTGCGCATGGATTTCAGCCTAGCAGTACTCAGCGGGATGCTGATCAGGATTTACGTGAACTTGTCCATGCCATCCGGCAGGCAAAAAATGCAATGCAACCATGAGGAAAGACATGAACCAGAACGATCAAGAGATACCCGTAACCCGTGAAGTGAAGGCCGAGTTCGGCCAGTTCAAACGCACCTTTGAGGCGTACAAGAGCAACAATGATCAAAGCATTGACGAGCTAAAAACCCGTCTGGGCGAGGATGTGCTGACCCGCGAAAAAGCGGATCGTCTTAACAGGGCGATGGATGAGCACAAGCAGCGCATGGATGAAATGATGCTGTCAAATGCGCGTCCGGATTTTGCATCCGACCCGGCTACGCCTAACGGCTATGCCGTGGCGAGTGGCGCACCGCGCAGTGCGTATGAGCGCGAGCACAAAGCGGGCTTTGAGCGTTATATGCGACGGGGCGATGAGGCGGGGCTGCTGGCGCTGGAAGGCAAGGCGCTGTCAGTCGGCGTAAGTGCCGATGGCGGTTTTCTGGTGACGCCAGAAACCGAGCGTCAGATTGACCGGCTGTTGTCGGTGGCGTCGCCCATTCGATCGATTGCCGGTGTCCAGAAAATCAGCGGCAATGTGTATAAAAAACCCTTCGCCACGACCAGCGCCAGTACCGGCTGGGTTGGGGAAACGGCGGCGCGTCCGCAAACCACAACGCCAAATCTGGTGGAGCTGAGTTTTCCGGCAATGGAAATTTATGCGATGCCATCGGCAACGCAGACCATTCTGGATGATGCGGCGGTGGACACCGAGACCTGGCTGGCGGATGAGGTGCAGATTATTTTTGCCGAGCAGGAAAGTCTGGCTTTTGTCAGCGGCGACGGCGTGAACAAGCCGAAAGGATTTTTGGCCTATACCAATGTGGCCAATGCGTCCTGGACGTGGGGCAATGTTGGGTATCTGGCGACGGGCGTTGCGGGCGCGTTTGCAGCCGCGAACCCAAGCGATGCGCTGGTCAATCTGATTTACACATTGAAGCAGGGTTATCGATCCAACGCCAACTGGGTGCTGAACCGCAATGTGCAGGCAGATATCCGCAAATTCAAGGACGCGAACGGGATGTATCTGTGGCAGCCATCTGTGGTAGCGGGGCAACCTTCAACCCTGATGGGCTATCCGGTCACGGAATCAGAGGACATGCCGAGCCTGGCTGCCAACAGTTTCAGCATCGCGTTTGGCGATTTCAAGCGTGGCTATCTTGTGGTGGACCGTTTGGGTATCCGGGTGTTGCGTGATCCGTACACGGCGAAACCCTATGTGCTGTTCTATACGACCAAACGCGTCGGCGGCGGCATACAGAATTTCGAAGCGATCAAGTTGCTGAAATTCGGCGTTTCGTGAGGCAGAGGACATCCCCCTACGCCAAGGCTACGGGGGACAAGGAAGACATCCTCCTACGCTCGCGTGCGAGCTTCGGAGGACAAGGAAGACGGAGGGGCGCAGCGTAAGTTGCGCCCTTTTTTTTGGAAATATTGACAGGAGGAATCATCATGGCCTGGGGAACGAAACAGAATTTTACGGATCAGACGGTAATTAACAGCACCACTGAAGAATTTCTTGGCGCTGTGACGCTGAACCCGCGCGAGCTGTGTCATGTGCAATTGAAGTTGGACAATGAGCATGGCTCGGTGGTGACCGACAGTTTGCAGGTGTCGGTTTACACCACGCTGGATACATCTAGTGAGGTCTGGGATGTGTTCCCGTTCATGCAGTTCACGGTCAAGCCCGCCACGATCAATGCAGAGTATTTCGCGTTCACGATCATGGGGGTGCGCAAGTTCCGCATCGGCGGGCTGAGCACCGGCGCCACCAACACCTACACCATGGGCGGTGCGTACATGCTGGATGGCGTGAATGCGTGACAGAGAACAGAGAACAGAAGACATCCCCCTACGCCAAGGCTACGGGGGACAAGGAGAACAGAGAACAGAAAGGATAGCTGAGATGAAAATCACGACGCGAATTTTACCGTATCTGTCTTCTGTACTCTGTCTTCTGTCCTCTGCCTGCGGCACCGCCTATCCGGGCAGCCCGCAGACCTGCGCCGGCGTCAATGCGGCGTCCCTGGCCTATAATGCGCAGAGTGGGCAGGTTGAGGCTGAGCTGTGCGGCGGCAAGGAGAATGATCTTGTAAAACTTTCCGGAAAAACGCCGGGTGGGCTTGAGTTTAGCTATGAGGCGCAAGGCGCTGCGGCGTTTGCCGGCCAGATGACCCAGGCGGAGTTGAACCAGGCATTGAGCCAAAACCGGACCGAAATCATTCGTGAACTGATTACTTCCGTAAAAAGTATTGCGCCACTTTTGTCCCCCGCTGTCCGGTAAGGGGATAGGCGCCAGATGCAACAAAAACCACACCGCTGGAATATTTCGCCCGCGTTGATCGCGCCAAAAGCGCATTCGCTGTGGACTGGACTGGCGTTTATCGCGCCATTATGGCCGGGTGCGGGCAAGGGCGCGCTTTTGGGCGCGCTGGGCCAGCCATTGGCCGGATCTAATCTGATTGCGGGATCAACCTTGCAGTGGCGCGGTACGCCATATGGGTTGGGCGTTGGAATATCCGGCGCGTCAAATCTTCTGTATCAGGACAATTTTGCCCCAATAACAACATCAAATGGCGCCGGGACGGGTGATTTCACGATTGTCCAATTGGCAAACCCGCCCGCTGAGGCAGCAGTGACAATTGGGGTTGGGCAATCCGTTAGCGGGGGCAATCCGCGAGTCGATTTTTTCCTGAATTCTAACGGCGCTGCTGCGGCTTCAGGTTCATTCGAATTTTGGGTCAGTGGAGTGGGGCTTTCGGTAGCGGGAGCGATTGACGGTAAATTTCATTTGTTCGCGGCGCGCAGAGCAGTTGACCGACAGGTCTGGATAGATGGTGTCAAAAGGGCAACCGGGACAGGCGTTGGCCAGGACATTTGGGATGGGGCATCCGGCTTCGCACTTGGCAGCCGCGCAGAAAGCACCGCGAACAGAATTAACACTGCGACAACAATAGTTTTAACTGCTGCCTGGAACCGGGCGCTGAGTGATGCAGAGCTGCGCATGCTGGCGCGCGATCCGTTCTGCATGTTCAGACCAGCCGCCGAATGGCGCGGGGTATGGACGGCGCTGGGCGGGAACGTCACGCTTAATCCAAGCGATGTGCTGGATGGCGTGTCACTGGAACAGTCGGCAATTTTGCAGGTGCATAATCTGAACGTGCAGGATGCGCTGTTGGCCGGAAGTTTTGAAACGCCGAGCTTGAATGGCGTGCAGGCGCTAAGCCCGTCCAGAAGTTCGCTGTCTTCAAGCCTTGACGGCGCGGTGATTGTTCAGACGCATTTGTTTTCACCCCTGGAAATGAATTTTGCATTTCCCTTTGAGGCCGCAGTGCTGGGGATACAGGCGCAAAATGCGCCTGGTTTTAGAACCACCGCCATCACCGCACAGCAGCGCAGTAGCAGCATGACTGAAAATCAGAGAATTACATCAATGGGCGCAGGCAACAGAAGTAACACGATCAAGGAGTAGAGAATGGCCAAGACAGTAGATGACGCCGTGCTGGACGCGGCGCTGAATCAGATCAAAACGAGCGCAGATAAACTGGTGGTGTGCATTGGCGCGCCGGTGAGTTATGCGGAAGCGAACACCAATTCGCCAACGGGAAAGCGATGCGGACAACGCGCCATTACATCGGCGAATTTTGCCGGGCCTGTGAATGGCGATGTGTCGGGCCGCAAGCTGACGGTTAATCAGCAGACCGGGATTACGGTGGATGTCAGCGGAACCGCTGATCATGTGGCGCTGGTGGATGATACGGCCAGCGTGTTGCTGGCGGTAACCAGTTTGAGTACGGCGCAGGCCGTAACGGCGGGCAACACCATGACGGTGAATGTGTTCGATCTTGAAATCGCTGATCCAACATAAGGGGTGCGGATATGCAGGTTTATGTCAAGGATCCCGGCGCCGTGCTGGATTACGCCATCAACTGGGGCGGTGGATATTTGCAAAGCGGGGAGACGCTGAGCAGCAGCATCTGGACGATATTCCCCGCCGATATGACGCAAAATTCGGCAAGTAGCGCGGCGGGCGTTGCGAGCATTACGGTTTCGGGGGGGACGGCGGGGCAGATTTATCAGCTTACCAACCGCATCACAACTTCGCAGGGGCGCACCGACGAGCGTTCCATCACCGTCAGAGTGGAGCAAAGATAATGATCCGTGAACGGTTGAGTTTAATAAGCGCGCCCGCAATCGAGCCGGTGAGTGAGGCGGAGGCGCGCGCGCATCTGCGCGTTAGTAGCGAGAGCGAGCTGGCGCTGATGCTGGGGCATATTCGCGCGGCGCGCCATATGGTGGAAAGCTGGACCGGGCGGGCGCTGATTAACCAGAACTGGCGATGGATGCTGGACGGCTGGCCTGGCAGTGCTTCGCAGGAGTGGTGGGACGGGGTTCGGGTCGGAGCAATGCGCAATAGCGCAGCGCGATTTATTGAGATGCCAAAGGCGCCGCTGGTGTCGGTAAATAGTGTGACGCTGTTTAATGATGCGGATCAGTCAACGGTCTGGGCGGCGGCGAATTATTTTGTGGATACGGCCAGTGCGCCGGGCCGTCTGGTGTTGCGTCATGCGGCGTCGGTTCCATTGCCGCAACGCGCCGCCAGTGGATTGCAGATTGATTTCACCTGCGGTTATGGCGCGGGGCCAGGCGATGTGCCAGCGCCGTTGCGTCAGGCGGTGCTGATGCTGACCGCGCATTATTTTGAAAACCGTGAAGTGATGCAGAGTGCAGAGGGTGGGGGACGTGTTTTGCCGCTGGGCATACATGCGTTACTGGCGCCCTACAGAATGATGAGGTTGTGACATGATCGCCAGATTGTGCCATCGCGTAATTTTGCAACGCCGCAGCGAAGTGGCGGATTTGGGCGGCGGGGTGAATTTGAGCTGGACAGATATTGCTGAACTGTGGGCGGGCATTATGCCGCTTACTGGCAGCGAAACTGTTCGGGCGATGCGGGTGCAGCCGATACAGAATTTTCTGATCCGGTTGCGCTATCGCGACGATATCACGGCGGCCGACCGGTTGCTGTTTGGGCAGCGCGTTCTCAACATTCGCAGCGTCAGGAATGTGAACGAACGCGGCCAGTGGCTTGAGTGCCGCTGTGAAGAAGGGGTGGGCGGGTAAGGCCTCCCCCTCACCCCACCCTCTCCCACAAGGGGAGAGGGAGACATCGTGAGGAGCGTAATTCCATATGCGATAGCCCTGCCCTTGTGGGGAGGACTGCGGTGGGATCTCTAAACCAATTTTAATCCGAGGAGTATGCCCATGACTGCGGCAGGCTGGGAACTGCAACAGGCGATCTTTGCGCGCCTGGATTCTTTGTTGGCGGAACCGGTCTATGACCATGTGCCGCAGAATGCGCCGTTTCCCTATGTGGTGGTGGGTGACGCCACGGCGACAGCCTGGGGCGCGGGGGATTTGAATGGCGAGAGCCATGCGCTGAGCGTTCATATCTGGTCGCGCTATCAGGGGCGCAAGGAAATGAAGCAGGTGATGGCAGCGATCATGGCGGCGCTGAACGGCGTGGCGCTGAGCCTGGCCGGGCATCAATTGGTGGATTTACGATTTGTGTTTGCCGATGAGTTTCCGGACCCGGACGGTATTTCACGCCATGGGCTGGTGCGGTTTCGCGCCGTGACGCATCCGGTTTAATTTTATTCACAGAGGAAAGGGAGAGAGCGATGGCCGCACAAAAGGGCCGTAATCTGCTGTTGAAAGTAGATAGCACGGGGGCGGGAGTATTTGTGACCGTGGCGGGATTGCGCAATCGCAGCCTGTCGCTGAACGCCAGGCCGGTGGATATCACCAATGCCGACAGCGTCAATGGCTGGCGCGAAAGTTTGGAGGGTGCGGGGATTAAATCCGCATCGCTGAGCGGCACAGGCGTGTTTCGCGATGATGCGGCGGATGAAACCGTGCGTGGATATTTCTTCAACGGAACACTGCGTAACTGGCAATTGATTGTGCCAAGTTTTGGCATTGTTCAGGGCGCATTTCAGATTACGGCGCTGGAATATGCAGGCGAATATGATGGCGAAGTGTCCTATTCGCTGGCGCTGGAAAGTGCGGGCGCGCTTAGCTTCACGGTGATCTGAGCATGACCAATCTGCATCGGGGTGAAATTTCCGCAACGCTGGACGGCAAGCCATACACGCTGTGCCTGACTTTGGGCGCGCTGGCGGAACTGGAAGAGCGGCTGGGCGGGACAGATATTCTGGCGTTGGCGCAACGCTTTGAAAGTGGGCGGATCACGGCGCGCGAAGCGATCTTTGTAATAGGCGCGGGGTTGCGTGGGGCCGGGCACGATATTGCGGATGAAATGGTGGGACGCATGCAGGTGAATGGCGGTGTTCCGGGATATCTTTCGCTGGTAATCGATCTGTTGCAGGCGGCGTTTGGCGCGGAGGAGGCGCCGGGTGCGCCCGCGCGTGAGGCGAACGGGGCGGGCCATGTCCCTTTCCCTGGCGGCGTCTGATGGGGCTGGCCTTTGGGCAGCTTCGTCTGACGCCGAAACAATTCTGGCGCATAACGCCGCGTGAGCTGCAAGCAGCGCTGGACGGATTTTATGGCGGCGTTTTTGGCGGAGAAGCAATTCCTGTTATGGGCCGCCGCGATTTCGATGCGCTTTGCGCGCAATTTCCAGATCAAGGAATAAATCATGCCCCCAATTGATGAAACGGGTCAGGGAACTGGCGGCGTGCTTCAGCAGACCGATCAGCAGATGCAGCGCCTGAGCGAATTGCGATTGCGCACCCGCGAATATGGCCAGGATTTACGCAGTCTTGCCAGTGCGGGACGCGATACGGGTGAGACGCTGGCGCGCGCCTTTGCGGGGGCGGCGCTGCGCGGCAAGGATTTGTCGGACAGTTTCCGGTCCGTGATCCTGTCGTTAAGTCAGAAGACATTGCGGTCTGCCGCCAATTCATTTGTTGGCGCGGCAACGTCGGGGTTAAGCGGGCTGATGGGCAATATGATGCGCAATGCGAATGGCAATGCGTTTTCGCAGGGGCGGGTTATTCCGCTGGCGCGGGGCGGCGTGGTGAGCGGGCCAAGTATGTTTCCGATGCAGGGCGGTGCGGCCGGTTTAATGGGCGAGGCCGGACCCGAAGCCATCTTGCCACTGACACGCGGGGCGGATGGGCGCTTGGGTGTGCGCGCAGGCGATGGCGGGATGGGCCGCCCGGTGACCATCAATTTTAATGTGACGACGCCGGACGCCGAGGGGCTGCGCCGGTCGGAGGCGCAGATCAGCGCCATGCTGGCCAGGGTGGCGGGGCGCGGCGGGCGCAATTTGTAAAAGGAGCGGAACATGGCGTTTCATGAAATACGATTTCCAACAGGTATCAGTCTTGGGGCAAGCGGCGGGCCAGAACGGCGCACCGAGATTGTGACGCTGGCCAGCGGATTTGAGGAGCGAAATAGTCCGTGGGCGGATTCGCGGCGGCGCTATAATGCAGGCTATGGTGTGCGCTCGCTGGCTGATATTCATCTGGTGATTGCGTTTTTCGAAGCCCGGGGCGGGCGCCTGCATGGGTTCCGGTTCAAGGATTTCAGTGATTTCCAATCGTCGCCGCCGGGCAGCGTCATCGCACCCACCAATCAGATTATTGGAGCGGGAACGGGCAGCGCCGTCAGCTTTCAACTGTACAAGAATTATATCAGCGGCAGCCAATCCTATGCGCGCAAGATTACCAAACCGGTTGCGGGAAGTGTGCGCATGGCGCTGAATTCCGTGGAGCAGAGTTCGGGGCTTTTTTCCGTGGATACGGCGACTGGCATCGTGACGTTTTCGGCAGCCCCGGGTGCGGGCGTCAGCATCAGCGCGGGCTATGCGTTTGATGTGCCGGTGCGCTTTGATGCGGATTTTCTGGAAATCAATCAGGCCGCGTTCAGCGCCGGGCAAATTCCCAATATTTCACTGGTCGAGGTGCGCCGATGAAAATTTTGCCAACAGGGATGCAGACGCATCTCGATAGCGGCGCGACAAGTCTGTGTTATTGCTGGAAGCTGAGCACTGTCAGTGGAATAAATTTTGGATTTACCAGCCATGACCATGATCTGACATTTGATGGCGTGACATATTCCGCGCTGAGCGGATTTGACGCCAGTGCGATCGAAACCTCGCTGGGTCTGAATGTCGATGATCTTGAGGTGATGGGGGCGTTGAGCGCCACCAGTCTGAATGAGGCCGATCTTGCCACCGGGAAATTCGACAACGCCCTAATCCAGATTCTGCGCGTCAACTGGCAGAATGTCGCGCAGCGCGTGATTTTGGCCAGCGGCAATCTGGGCGAGGTAACGCGCGGGGCGGTGGGGTTTCGCGCTGAAATGCGCGGCCTGGCGCATCATCTCAATCAGCCGCAGGGGCGGCTTTATCAATATGGCTGCGACACCGATGTTGGCAGTAGCCGGTGTGGCGTGAACTTGACTTTGGCGGCATTCACCGGGACAGGCAGTGTACAGAGCGTACCGGTGGCGGCCGGCAATCGCCGCGCCTTTATCGCCACCGGATTGCCGGCGTTCGCCAGCGAATGGTTTACGCGCGGCAGGTTGCGCTGGACCAGCGGCGCGAATGCCGGACTGGCGATGGAAGTGAAAGAGCATGGCCTGGTCAATAGCCAGGTTGCGGTGGAATTGTGGCTGGCGATGCCGCGTGTGATTGCTGTGGGCGATGTGTTCAGCATTACGGCGGGATGTGACAAGCAGTTTGTGACCTGCAAGGCGAAATTCAACAATGCGCTAAATTTTCGCGGATTTCATCTGATGCCGGGAAATGACTGGATGCAAAGCACGCCGCGTTCCGGCGACGTTAATGACGGGGCGCAACTGCCATGAGCGCAGAACGCATTGTTGCGGTGGCGCGGGCCTGGATTGGCACACCCTATCAGCATCAGGCCAGTTGCCGCAGTGCCGGGTGCGATTGCCTTGGGCTGATCCGTGGCGTGTGGCGCGATCTGTATGGCGTCGAACCCGAGGCCGCCCCGCCCTATAGCATGGATTGGGCGCAGGACGCGGCGCTGGAGCTGATGCGCGACGCGGCGCGCCGGCATCTGGTGGAAATTGACGTGGCCGAGGCCGCAGCAGGCGATGTGCTGATGTTCCGGATGGTGCGGACCGGCCCTGCCCGGCATGCCGGAATATTATCCGCACCTGGAAGGATTATTCATGCCTGTTCCGGCCATGCGGTGCGCGAAGAAACAATGGGCGCCTGGGCGCGGCGCATGGCCTATGCGTTTCGGTTTCCAGATTTGGAGAGATAGTTCACATGGCGACACTGGTTTTGACATCTGCGGCCACCGCTATTACCGGAAGTGCGGGATTGGGGTTTTTCGCCACTGCAGCGCTGGGGCTGGGCGCGGCGATGGCGGGCAATCTGATTGATCAGCGGTTGTTTGGCGGTGGTGGGAATTTACGCGAAGGGCCGCGGCTGGATGAGCTGCGCATTCTGACATCGACCGAGGGTGCGCCCATCCCGCGCGTTTATGGCCGCACACGCATTGCGGGCCAGGTCATCTGGGCGGCGAAATTCAAGGAAGTCGCCGTCACGACGCAACAATCGGCGGGCGGCAGAGGCGGCAAAGGTTTGGGTGGCGGTGCGCGTACAACAAGCACGACCAATTACACCTATTATGCGCGTTTCGCCGTCGCCTTGTGTGAAGGTGAAATTACCCGCATCGGCCGGGTGTGGGCGGATGGCCAGTTGCTGAATTTAAGCGATGTGAACATGCGCGTTTATACCGGCACGCCGGTACAGGCGCCGGACCCGCTGATCGAGGCGATTGAGGGGGCGGGAAATGTTCCGGCCTATCGCGATCTGGCCTATGTGGTGTTCGAGGATTTGGCAATTGCGCCATTTGGCAACCGCGTGCCGCAGCTATCCTTTGAAGTCTTCCGTGGACTGAGCAGTGTGGAAAGCCTTATTCGCGGGGTGGATATTATTCCAGGGTCAACCGAATTTGGCTATGCTCCGCAGATTCAAGTGCAGGATTTGGGAAAAGGCAAAACCGCCCCGGAAAATCAGAATAATTCCAGTGGTTTAAGCGACTGGGATCTGGCGCTGGATCAGTTGCAGGAAACCTGCGTCAACTGCAAAACCGCCGCATTGGTGGTGTCGTGGTTTGGCACCGATCTGCGCGCCGGGTCGTGCCAGATTGTGCCGGGGGTTGAAAACGCCGATAAGGTGACGCTGCCGGATGCGTGGCAGGTGGATGGCGTGACGCGCGGTTCAGCGCGTGTGGTCAGCCAGGTCAATGAGCGGCCCGCATATGGCGGAACGCCGTCGGACGCGAGTGTGGTGCGCGCCATCGCCGATCTGAAGGCGCGTGGATTCAAAATATTGTTTTATCCGTTTATCATGATGGATATTGCCGCAGACAATATTTTGCCCAATCCCTATACGGGCGGAACCGGGCAGGCGGTATATCCCTGGCGCGGGCGCGTTACCTGCCATCCCGCGCCCGGACAATCGGGGTCGCCCAATAAAACGGCGGCGGCGGCAACGCAGATCGCAGCGTTTTTTGGCAACGCCACCGCCGGGAATTTTACCGTCTCAGGAACCACGGTTAGTTATACCGGTCCCGGCGATACCGGGTTTCGGCGCATGGTGCTGCATTATGCGCATCTGTGCGCGGCGGCGGGCGGAGTTGACAGTTTTGTAATTGGCTCCGAGCTGATTGGCCTGACCACAGTGCGCGACAGCGCAAGCACCTATCCAGCGGTTGCGCAGTTGCAGGCGCTGGCGGCCGCGGTCAGGGGGGTGCTGCCGGGGGCGAAGATTTCCTATGCGGCGGACTGGTCGGAATATTTTGGTCATCAGCCCGCAGATGGCAGCGGCGACGTGTTTTTTCATCTCGATCCGCTATGGGCGGACCCCAATGTGGATTTTGTCGGCATCGATGTGTATATGCCGCTCAGCGATTGGCGCGATGGCGATGCGCATCTGGATGCGCAGACGGCGGATTCGATTTATGATCTTGCTTATCTGCGCGGCAATATACGCGGCGGCGAAGGTTATGACTGGTATTACGCATCGCAGGCGGACCGTGATGCGCAGGTGCGTACGCCGATCACCGATGGCGCCTATGCAAAGCCCTGGGTCTATCGTTACAAGGATTTGTGGAACTGGTGGGGCCAACAGCATTTCAATCGGCCGGGCGGTGTGCAAAGTGGTGCGCCAACAGCATGGACGCCGCAAAGCAAGCCGATCTGGTTTACCGAAATCGGCTGTCCCGCAGTAGACAAGGGAACCAATCAGCCCAATAAATTCATTGATCCAAAATCGTCTGAAAGTCTTGCGCCCTTTTATTCGCGCAAGACGCCGGACGATTTTATTCAGCGGCGGTTTTTGCAGGCCATTCACCAGTTCTGGGACCCCGCAAACCCGGTCTTTGTTGCAGCCAATAATCCGGTCAGCACGGTGTATGGCGCGCCGATGGTTGACCCGAACAATATTTATGTCTGGACCTGGGATGCGCGGCCCTGGCCGGAATTTCCGGCGCGCCGCGATTTATGGACGGATGCGGATAATTGGCGGTTGGGGCATTGGATCACCGGGCGGCTGGGCGCCAGCGGATTGCGCGAACTGGTGGAGGCGGTTTTATTTGAAACTGGCTTCACGCAGTTTGACGCGACCGGGCTGACCGGCATTGTGGATGGATTTGTCATTGACCGGATCATGCCAGCGCGCGACGCCTTGCAGCCGCTGATGCAGGCATATTTTTTTGATGCGGTGGAAAGTTCCGGGTTGATCCGGCTGGTGCATCGCGGGCGCATGCCCGTGGCGACAGTGCAGCACACGGAACTTGTGGCGTCGGGAAACCAGGGAGAGGCGGATTATCAGGTAACCCGGTCGCAGGAAACCGAACTGCCGGTGTCGATGAAATTGCAATATATTGATGGCTATGCGGACTACAGGCAGGGCAGTGTGGATAGCCGCAAGCTGACCGGCGCCAGCGCACGGGTTTCGGCGGCGAATTTTCCCATTGTGATGAACCAGGCGCATGCCCAGCGCATTGCCGATAATCTGTTGCAGGAAGCCTGGTCTGGGCGGGAGCGGGCGAAGTTTGCTTTGCCGCCTTCATCGCTGGCGGTCGAGCCGGGGGATGTGATTGAATTTTCCGGCCCCGAAAGCGCGCACCGGATGCGTATCGAGCGGGTGGGAGAAGCGGGGATGCGCGCCGTTGAGGCGGTGCAGGTGGATGCAGGGCTGGTGCGGTTTCTGGCAGGCCCCGAACGCGCGCCCACAATTCCAACGGTGACCAGTGTGGGACGGCCGATTGTGGATTTTCTGGATCTGCCTTTGTTACATGGGGCGGAGGCCGGGCATGTGTTGCGGGCGGCGGCCTATGCCGGCCCGTGGCCGGGCGCGATTGCGCTGTATAAAAGTCCCGCAGCAACCGGTTATGTGCTGGATCGCATGATCGAGGCGCCCGCAGTGATGGGCGATAGCGATACGGCATTTTATGCGGGGCCAACCGGGCGCTGGGATATGGGCAATGCGGTGTGGGTGACGCTGTTTGAGGGTGTGCTGGAATCGCGCGATGATCTGGCGGTGCTGGGCGGGGCCAATGCGGCGGCGATCCGTAATGCGGGTGGGGAGTGGGAAGTGTTTCAGTTCGCCACTGCGGAATTGGTGGCGCCGGGCAAATATAGGCTTTCGCGCCTGTTGCGCGGGCAGGCGGGAACGGAAAGGGCAATGGGCAATCCGGTGGCGGCAGGCGCGCGGTTTGTGCTGTTGAACGGTGCGGTGCTGGAAACCGGCTTGAGCAGCGAACAACGCGGCCTGGCGCTGAACTGGCGCTATGGGCCTGCGTCGCGCACCATTGATGATTTTACCTATCAGACCAGCGTGGTGACGGCGCGCGGGGTTGGCTTGCGCCCGTTGAGCGTGGTGCAGATGCGTGTGGCGCGTAATGTTGCGAGCAATGATCTGACGCTGAGCTGGGTGCGGCGCACGCGCATTGGCGGCGATAGCTGGGAGCAGATGGAAGTTCCGTTGGCGGAAGATAGTGAGCGCTATGAGGTGGATATATTGAGCGGCGTTACGGTGAAGCGGACCTTGAGTTGCGTGACGCCGAGTGTGCTTTACACGGCGGCGCAGCAGATTGCTGACTTTGGCGTGGCGCCCGCATTGCCGCTGTCCGTTGCGGTGTATCAAATATCAACCAGCTTTGGGCGCGGCTCAGTGCGCGAGGAAATACTCAATGGCTAATATGGATATTACCCACACGCTGGCCTATAAAAAAGCGTTCAACGCCTATCTGCGGCGGGGAACGCCGATTGAGTGGTCCTTGAAGGCGATGGCGTGGAAACCATGGGCAGGAACGCCGGGAAAATAATTACCTTTTGGCGGCATCAATAAGGAGCGTTTCATGCAAATCACCGTATCTGGCATTGATAATATCCTGATCCCCGAAGACATTGAAGGCTTCATTGAGATGGGAGCGCCCGCAGATGAATATCAGGACGAGGCGGCCCAGATTGCGGCGGCTATCGCGGCGCTTGGTGCGGAAGAATTCAGCGAAGAAAATATTCTGGCAATTGTTTCTCTGGTCTGGATGAAAAGCTTTGGGCTCGATGAAGAAGATATGGCGCTTCGCCTGCCGGCTTTGAGACGCGTCACGCAAGCCATTGTTCGTTTGAAATTCTAAATTTATCAAAAGGGATAATAGGGGGCTAAAAGGGTGCGTCCACTTTTAGTTTCTTTTTTTATCAGATTTCAACAGCATTTGGACGCGACAAACCAAGGGAGGAAATACGGCAATGGCGAATACGGCAAATCTGGCGCTGGCCTATCTGGAGGCGGCGCAATCGCAAAAACATGTGACGGTGAATGACGCGCTGAGTGGGCTGGATGTGCTGGTGCAGCTTGCTGTGCTGGACCGCGATTTGACCGCGCCGCCGGGTAGCCCGGTGGAAGGCGACCGCTATCTGGTGGCCACGGGGGCGACGGGCACCTGGGTTGGGCAGGCGGGCAAGATCGCCGCCTGGCAGGCGGGGGCATGGATGTTCCGTACACCGCGTAATGGCTGGAAGGCGTGGGTGGCGGATGAGGGGGCGTTTGTTTTTTATGATGCGGGCGCCTGGACGCATACGTTGAAGGCGCGCGAAAGCGATGTGGCGAAAGCGCCGCTTGGGGCGCGCACGTCGTTTCGCATATTGGAGGAGAGCCATACGCTGGCGCTGGCGGCGGCATCGGACACGGCGATCCAGATACCCGACAGGGCGATTGTATTTGGGGTAACCGTGCGTGTACAGACGGCCATCACCGGGGCCACCTCGTATAATTGCGGCATTGTTGGCGAGGCCAATAAATATGGCGGCACGCTTGGGATTGCGGCGGGCAGCAATAATATTGGCGTGACCGGGCCGACGGCGTTTTACGCCAATACGCCGATACGCTTTACAGCGGTGGGCGGCAATTTCACCGGTGGCGCCATTCGCGTGGCCATTCATTATATGGCATTGGGGGCTTCGCTATGAGAGAACAAACCATGAATATCGCGAGTGTGCATGACATGGAAACCCTGGCGCGCAGCATCTGGGGCGAGGCGCGGGGCGAAAGCGAAGAAGGCCAGGCGGCGGTGGCCTGGGTAATGCGCAACCGGGTGCGGGCGGCGCAGGCGTTTATCGCAAGGCAAAAACGCGCGCATCCACTGTTCGGCGATGGCACAATTGTGGGCGCGTGCCGTGCGCCCCGGCAATTTTCGGCGTGGAATGTAGATGACGCCAACCGCGCCAAGTTGTTTCAATTGGGATTTGAGGATGCGGCTTATTGTCGCGCCTTTGCAGTTGGCTGTCAGGTATGGGGTGCTTTGGTCAAAGACCCCACGGACGGCGCGACGCATTATCACCGCCATGATATCGAACCAATCTGGGCGAAAAGCCTGAAGCCTACCGCGCTGATCGGGGCGCATATGTTTTATGCGTAG